TGTAAATACCTCAGACAAACGACTATTTACTGAGAATAACAGCGCAACAATTATTGAGCTTGGAACTAATCCATCCTCAATTACAACTGGTGCTATTACAGCTACTGGTACTGTTGTTGCTAACTCAAGTTTTAGTTCTTCTAATGCTGTGCTAACGGGCGGTACATTAAACGGCATGGTAATTGGTGGCTCTACGCCCCAGGCCATAACTGGTACATTAATTACTGCCAATACTAATTTTGCTGGAGCTTTAACAGGTAATGTAACTGGTAACGTGACAGGTAATGTTACGGGAAATATTACAGGTGACGTAACTGGTAATCTTACTGCCTCAAGCGGTACTACCACTGTTAACGATTTGGTAGTTAATGGGACTGTAGACTTTACAGATACTGTCTTAACTAATTTAGCAGCTCCGTCTTCTGATACTGACGCTGCAACTAAGGGTTATGTAGATACTCAAGTAACTAACGTAATTGACTCTGCTCCTGCTGCATTAGACACCTTAAATGAGTTAGCCGCCGCTTTAGGTGATGACGCTAACTTTTCAACCACTATTACTAATTCCATAGCAACTAAGCTACCTCTTGCTGGTGGCACTATGTCTGGTGCTATCGCTATGGGGACTAACAAGATTACAGGTCTTGGTACTCCTACAGCGGGTACAGACGCTTCTACTAAAGCCTATGTTGACACCATGCTTCCTTTAGCTGGTGGTACGATGACAGGCAATATTGTTCTAGGCTCTAACAAAGCTACGTCAACTGCTACACCTTCTGCTGATGATGACTTAACCAGGAAAGGTTATGTAGACGGTATTTTAGGAAGTGCGACTTCTGCTGCTACAAGTGCAGCAAATGCTGCAACTTCTGAATCAAATGCTGCAACGGCAGCTTCAAATGCGGCGACTTCTGAAAGCAATGCTTCAACTTCTGCAACCAACGCAGCAGCTAGTTACGACTCGTTTGATGACCGTTACCTCGGTGCTAAAGCCTCTGACCCTACAGTGGACAATGACGGTGATGCGTTGATTGCAGGTGCGACATACTTCAACAGCACTACAGACTCAATGAAGGTCTACAGCGGCTCTGCATGGTCAGACGTAGCTCCTACGGCGACATCAGTTACTGTTAGTCAAATCTCTGATTACACAGGCACAGCTACCGAGTTAAATTACACAGATGGCGTGACTTCATCAATACAAACTCAGCTAGACGCAAAGGCTGTGTATCCTGACCAAACTGGAGAGTCGGGTAAATTTTTAACCACAGACGGCACTAATGCTTCGTGGGATGCAGTAGATGTTTCAAGCGAGATAACAGGAACACTACCTGTGGCTAATGGTGGTACTGGAGCAACTACTCTCACGGCTAATAATGTTTTGCTAGGCAACGGAACATCTGCGCCACAAGCTGTCGCGCCAAGCACTTCAGGTAATGTTCTTACTTCTAATGGTACAACTTGGGAGTCTGTAGCTCCTGCGGGTGGCGGTGCTTGGGAGTTATTAGCAACTTATACTCCTTCTGGAGCTAGTACGGTAGATATTGAAGACTTTAGCTCTACTTATGATGACTATGCAATTATTATGGATGGCATTTATTCTAATGCGTCTTTTATTAGTTTTAGAATAAAAACAGGAGGTTCTTATCAAACTGGCAGTTATACATATACTTTTAAGTATAGTGATAGTTATCAAAGAAATTCAAGCACTACTGAAATAGTACCAGTTAGATATGCTGCGACAGAAACTGAAGCAAATTCTCCTGCGCATATATGCTGCTATGCTTTTGGAGTAAATTCTGCGTCATCACGGCCTTCTATATTTGGTTTATCAAGAGCTAGATATAGTTACTGGGAAGAATCAGGTTCATTTTCTGGTAGTTATTTTGGTGCTGCCGGAACATTAACTGGTTTGCAAGTATATCCACAAGGAGGCGGCACGATTAGCGGTGGAACTATTAAAATTTACGGAATTAAAAAGGCATAATTATGACACGCTATCATTTAACTAAAAATGGCAATGTTCCATTTACTGCTGAAGAAGAAGCAGAATGGGATGCTATGGAAGCAGAATTAGCATCAGGTGCTAATGACCGCGCTGCTTCTGCGCTTCGCACAGAGCGAAACGCTAAACTAACCGAGTCAGATTGGACACAAGTAGCAGACGCGCCTGTGGACAAAACAGCGTGGGCAACATATAGGCAGAGTCTTCGTGATGTTCCTAGTCAATCAGGCTTCCCTAACGAAATCACTTGGCCGACAGAGCCAGAGTAGAATGAGTGATTCACGTATTCGTTTTAATTATGACCATAGGTGGCCTAGAGGTAGCTAACGATAACTGCTCTGAATCTATGTGTTTTCGGAGCGTTGATACTTGTAACAGTTTTGCTGCTAAGTTAAGACGCAGAGGAAGTCCAAGCACTTTAGTAATAACGACATATTGCAAGCCAATATTAATTAATCCAAACGAGGATGGAATAAAGGTGTATTAAAATGCCAGCAGAAATAATAGCAGCGGTTGCAGCAGCTAACCAGGCATTTAACTTTATTAAAAAGGCTGTCCACAAAGGAAAAGAAGTACAAGACTTAACAAAAGCAATTAGTAAGTTTTGGGACGCTAGGGAACAAGTTAGCGTTTTAGAACAAAAATCAAAGACTACAAGTAAGATAAGCAAGTTACTAGGTAGTAGTTCAATAGAAAGCCAAGCACTAGAAGCTACCCTTCAAAAACAGAAGGCACAACAACTAGAAAAAGAATTGAAGGATATATTCTATTGGACAGGTAACGCAAACCTTTGGCACGATATGTTAAGGGAGCGTTCAAGGATAAGGAATTTAAGGATAGCGGAGGCAAAGAAAGCGGCAGAAACTAGAGCAGCTATAATAGATATATCAGTATTATTTGGTTGTTTTTTAACAGTTATGTTTGTTTTCTATTTGGTAAGTTTAATTGGAAAATAGAATTGATAGGATAGAAAGCAAAATAGATGACCTACAAGAAGCTGTTGTTTCTTTAGCGCGTGTAGAGGAAAGGATTGCGACTATATTTAATCGTCAAACTTTGATTGAAACTAAAATTAGTACAATGGATGAAAAATTACAGAATATATCTCCGTCTGTTATGTTTGGAGAAAGAGTGTTTTGGATAATCATTGTTGCGACTGCAACTGTAATAGGAAGAATGCTATGAAAAAAATAGGCAAGTGGGTAAGAAATCTGGTTCAAACTGCTACTGAAAAGCAGGTGGGCATAGCAGTGGTAGTTCTTGTCATTGTTCTAATAGGGCTTGGCGCAGCATGATTAGTGCGTTAATAGGCCCAGTTAGTGCCATACTAGACAAGGTTATTCCTGATACAAACTTAAAAGAAAAGTTGTCTCATGAAATAGCTACGATGGCCGAACGTCATACCCAAGAGCAGGTTATGGCGCAGATTGAGGTTAATAAAATTGAAGCAGCTCATAATAGTATGTTTGTTGCTGGCTGGCGACCTGCTATTGGTTGGATATGCGCTTTGGGCATGGCTGGCAACTTTTTAATTATACCGTTTGTAAACATGGCTCTTGAGTTATTTGAAACGGGTGTAGAGATACCGTTAATAGCACTAAGTGAGATGATGCCTGTTCTAATGGGTATGTTGGGTTTAGGCGCAATGAGAACCTTTGAGAAAACTAAAGGTGTTTCGAGAGAAAAATAATGAGTATTAAGGAAACGTAATGGCTAGTATTTATAATCCTAATGTTTATACAGAAGGTGCTCCTCCTCTTGCCTCTGCTCTTTGGGATGACCTTTTAGACTCTATTGCCAAAGAAAGCACTGAAGGCTCTGAATCAGAAATAGCCAGCATTTTAGCTGACCAGGCTAGAGGTCAGCTAGATTTATTATATGGCTCCGAATTGCCTGAAAACGAAAAAGCAGCACTCCTCGCGGATTATTTGCAAAGGTCTGGATTTAGTGCAGACATTGTTCCGCAACTAAGTGGCGGTCAGTTTACTAAAGAAGACGTAGTTTCAACTTTAGCCAAATATGGTTACGGCTCTAGCGGTCAACAGTTGCCAAGCACAGAAGAAAGAGGGGCAATTTTAGGAGGAGATTATCCATTTGCTAATCAGGCTATCGGAACTACAGAAGTTACCCAAGATACCGTTAATGAAATTCTTGCTGGAGCTATAGCAGTCCGTCAAGAAATTATGGGAGACACTGCTTTCCCTACAAGAGAGCAAGAGTTAGCTGTACAAGCAGCGGTTGCTGATTTGTTTTCTAATGCTGGTATTGGAGTAGACCAAAGCACAATTAATCCGTACAGTTTAGAGGGAGATTCTCTTGGTCGATTTGTAGACCGGATTACAGTTGTAGATGAAACTACTGATTCTACGGACTCATTAGATAACGAGCTTTTAAAAACAGATTCTTCTCTAGATGATACTACACTATCAGACGATTCTTCAATAATTGATGGCGTAACAATTACAGGCACATCTGGGCCTATAAGCACATCTGGGCCTACAAATACAGCAGCTACAAGCACTGCAAAAGATTCTGAATCTGCGTCTTCTTATGGATGGGTATACGAAAACGGTGGGTTTGTTTACGCTCCTTTTGATATTAATGGCAATAGACTTCCTGGTGGAGAAACAGTTTCTGTAGGGGATGTTAGTGGTGCTGAAGGAAAAGTTTTTACAGAAGGACAAACTGTAAATATTTTTAATGTGGGAAAAGGATGGGTATTAGAGCATGAAGGAGCTGCAGAAAATACAGGTGGTGTAGCTACAAGCACAGCAGTTGGCCTATCTGGATTACTTAACGTAATTGGCTCTACTATTGGCCCTACTATTGGCCCTACTATTGGCCCTACACAAACAACTACACC